AGTGAGTACACCAGAAATATACAACCCTTTTTGGAAGATATAAAAGCCATTCATCTTAGTGAATTTAATATTAACCATTCATCAGGATATGCTGGTCAATGTGACGCTTTAATAGATACAGAAAACCCTGACGGCCATTCAGAATTAACAATAGTAGATTTTAAGACTTACGGAAAAGATACAGATAAACCAGAAAAATATTTACAGGATCACTTATTACAGATAGGTGCGTATAACGAAGGGCTATATGAAAAAACTGGAGTTAGAGCAAAAAGGGGATTGATATGTATAATAAGAAAGAACGGATTACAGCTTCGTTGGGTAACAGCTATGGAGTTGATAGGTTGTGGTGCGTTATTTAAGGAAAAGGTTGCAGAGTTTCAAGATATGGTAAAGAAAGATCAATTAGTTGCGGCCTAAAGTGGAATTTGGATATTGTTTTACTATGCGTACTTGCAATATTCCTCCATCAAAAAATCTATAAACTGCTATATCTCCTTTACTTGTTTTAAAAATATTTGGTTCTAAAGATAAATAATTAAATTCTCTCATTTTTTTTAGACTATCACTATGAATTGGTAACATCAGTTTAGCTCCTTGTAAACTTCATAAAAAGATCGTAAGAAATAGCAACCCATTGTCCATATTCAGGTTGGTTTTTAGGAATAATATAAGTAAAGGTATCTTTTGTAGCAGGGTAATAAAAGATTTGACCTTCATAAGGATTTTTAGGAAAGTGAATCCACTTATCGTTAGGCATCTTCATTCTCCTCAATAAATTTTCTTATTTCAATTTGAGCTTCTAAAGGTGTGCAAGCCTGTGTACCATCTTCCCAAGTATAACTATCAGGATGAATAGGTATCCAAGGATAAGTTTTACCTTTATATTTAAAAGTTTTAGGATGTTTCATTTGTTGTCTTTTGTGTTGTGTTGTTTTTTAGCAATTTCGCTATTGATTGTTTGAGCTAGGATATATGGTTCGTATTCCAAATCTAGGTCGAGAGACTCTCTGGCATATTGAAAGTCATCAATATTACCAGAAAGATAATCTTCATCTAATGCGGAACGTTTTATTTGATATTCGTAGTATTTACCTTTAGGCATTAGTCCTCCTCAAATTCTTGAATATCTAAAACTAAACTTGTTTGACCATTTTCAATTTTGGTACAAAGCCAATCGACAGCTTTATGATTTCTTGTATTAAACTTGCCATCAACGATAAACAAGTCAATATCTTCTTCAGGAACTTCGATAGGGTCAATGGAAAGTTCGTATCTTTCTTTAAGCATTATGTAAAATCCCCTCTTGCTAAATCTTGATCGCTAAGAGTCTCGTGAAAATTTATTATTGATTCAATAGTTTCAAGTGCATTATGAATATTATCCCAAGTGGGAACATTATAATATTCTGCGGAAGCAGGGTAAACCTTATGAAGATCCTCTTCGTGTTGAATATATTCTTTAAGAAGAAGATGAAGTGTTTCTAATTTCATAATCCGTCATGCCATTTTGTACCAAATGAAGCCATCATTTGTTGATCTGTTGGTTCGTCATTAATGATATGACCTAAAAGATTTCGAACTTCTTCCAAGTCAGTTAATTGATTATGAGGAAGTTTTCTATCTGTGTACCAAGTACCTTCCTCTTCTTCTATTAAATCGTTTATAGAATCATAAATAGATTCAAGTTTTGAATAAATTGAAGTCATTTTGTAAGCTCCATATAAGGTGAATCGAAATCGTCATAAAGGTAGGAATCAGCTTCCCACCAATCGACTATGTAATCAGAATCAAGATAGATAAGAGTATGATCGAATAGATCAGGATTCTGTTTCATGTAATCGTGATACCACTCTGCAAAGTATTCATGTAAGTCTTCATGTACTTTGTAGTGTTCAGCAATTTCTTTTGCATG